TGTTTAACTGCGATGCTGTAACAAATAATAAATCTCTTTCTACTGCTAAATTACGCAACTCCTCAGATACATATTTGTCTTTAATAAACAAATCGCTACCACTTACTTTTGCACTAATAGGCATCATCAAATCTAAATAATCTACTAGTAAACAGTCTACTTTTTCACCACAAGATATTTCATATTCACGCAAAAATACTCTTATGTCATTTGCATTAACACCGTTAGGCATCTGCTTGACTCTAAGTTTACCAGCACCTTTGGCTTTCATACGCACCTTCAAATCTACATCATCCATATTACGCATAACTTCTTTTGTACCATAACCAGATACCATACTATCTAATCTCATACTAATAAGTTGCTCACTGAGCTCTAAACTAATATAAACAGTATTCATACCTGCAAGGGACCAATTCACTGCAAAGTTTTGTAAAAATAAACTTTTACCTGCACCAGAACCACCAGCAAAGATTGTCATCTCTCCTCTGTTCATGCCACCATATAGTTTATGATCTATACCTTTCCAACCTGTACTAATTGCACCTGCTTGATCTTTTATCCATTGTAGTCTTTCTTTAGGATTTTCAAAATATTCTAATCCCAAGTCTTTTACTAAACCAACTTGACTTGCATCTTTAATTTTATTTTCCACAGTACCATAGTCTTGATTTTCTAACAAGTCAGTACTTTCTATAATTGCTTTTTCTAATGCCTTATGCCTACAAAATGTTTCAAATTCATTCATAAACCATTCATGATGATCAGGAGTTACATTAGGTATTGGCTCTAAAGTCACACCAGATACGGCACTAACTTGCTCTGGTGTAGGAATCGCATTAAATTCAGTACTATGAGAAACAAATAATTCAACTGCTTTCCTGTACTTCATATTAAAATACACAGGATTTACAATATTTTGACACCTTGCAAATAGATCAGGGTCACTTAATAAGAATCTTAAAAATAATTCTTGTGTTTCTTCGTTATATTGTTTTATATCTGCCATCTTTTCTTTATCTCATTGTATATATATCTAAAAATTATGTCATGTCCTACTTCGTTTGGATGACCGTCGTCAGGACTTTCTTCATTACCTTTAACTATTTCTGTTAAAAATCTATCACATATTATAGATTCGTCTATCATTTTATATAATTCTTTACAAAAAATATTATTGGATACACTTTGCCTAGATTCTTTAAAGTAAAATCTAGGTAAGCATCTTGCTGATAATCCTACTTGTAAAAGTTTAATTCCTTTTTGTTTGCAATATGTTTGCAATAAAATAATATTTTTAAAGTATTTTATAACTTCAGTTATATCAGATTCTACAAACGACTTATACTGCTCAAATACTTTTCGTTCTGTTTTAGTATCATTTTGAATTTTATCTAAATCATTTTTTGTATAATCTGTAATACTAATATCATATAATACATCTTCCATTGTTGTTACATATCCTATCCACAATTTATTTGCTATATTAAACCATTCTCCCCTATTAGGCGTAGGATGTTGTACTACTAATACTACATTGTTCAAATCTATTCCTTTATTTTTTTCAAAATATTCAATAGTAGTTCTAACAACTCTATCGTTAGAGCCTCCTTCAACTGCTAAATTAGTAACATCAGTAAATCCTTTTGTGCCGTTAAAACGACTAGGCCATACCCAATCTGGAGCCATACTATTTTCAGAGTCCTTATGCCCAAAAGTAAAACTACAACCATTTGCTATTAATTTCATATTAATGTCCTACATGTACTCCAAACATATACCCTAAAAAGAAAACTATTGGTCCTAAAATTAACAAGTCTACAATCCAATGTAATGCTATAGACATAGTGACAATTTCCTTCCAATGTAACTTGCAAACTTTTTTCCAATGATTAAACTTTTTGTTCATAACATTTTTGCCTTTACTTCTATTTTAAGTTTATTGTTAGTTGCATGTTTTATTATACTGCTCACTGTTGCTAATCTTCCATACATATTAACTGCATCTGCGGCATCTTTACAATCCACATGCCAAGGCGGGAAACTTACTTCCCACCCTAGTTCAGCGGCCTGCATAATCAAATCTTTACCTGCTTCATCTCTATCAGGACATACAATTATTCTTTTACCTAATTTTTCTATTAGATGTGCCTGCTCAGGACCAACACTATTACCCTGTATTGCTATTCCATCAATCATTATAGCATCAAATACCCCTTCTGTCACTATAACAATTTCTCTTTCTGTATCTGCGAACTTATCTACATTAAAAACATATCCTGATTGCATATTATGTAAATATTTAGGCGTTGTTTTATCAGGCGGATTAATATGCCTTGCTGTCCAGCCAACTAGTTCACCGTTATAGGTAAAGGGGACTACTAATCTCTGCTTGTACAACTTTTCATTAAAGTATAGCAGTGGATATAGACCAAGTAGTCCTCTTTGTTCTGCATATTGTTTAATAGTATGATCATCATTTAAATCATCTACAGTAACAACATTGTCTGGTAAATCTATTGTATTAAATTTTGCTATAGAATATACATAGTCTGATGTATTTTCTGTTTCTAATTCTTCTGTATATTTTAAAAGTTCAATTGTGACTTTATGTACATCTTCGTCTGTTGCACCTAATCTGGTTGCTAAGTCTTTATACTTTTTGCCTAAGGTAGGGTTAGGTTCCCAACCAGTAGTAAAGCCACAATTAAAACAGTTATAGGATATTTTTGCGCCGGTAGTTATTAATCCGCCTCGTTTTCTTTTATCACTACACATTGGACAATCCATTGTGTTCCAGCCACTAGGTGTTTTACCTGTTCTAACTGGTAAATTATCTAAAAGGAGGCGGTGTACACTCTCAACTAAAAAGTCTATATCCATAGTATTATTATACAGGATATAGTGTGGGAAGTCAACTAGTTTCTGACTTGTACTTGGCTTATATTACCTGATGTTGGAGTATGTAAAATTCTAATCCAGTTTGCATTTACGTTATAGTTTCTCGATACTATTTTGCTACTACTTGTTACAGGAATATTACTTTCAAGTGTTACCCAATCTGTACTTAAATTATTCGTATCGGGTACACTTTCAACTAGACTTGCCTGTACATCAATATTTCCAGTATATGCATCTGGGTAGATTGCTATTGTATGTAATGCATTTGGAAAGTTTCTGTCTTGATTACCTGAAAAAGCACTTGTTGTAAAAACATTTGCTGGATCACCATCTGTAGTAGATGCTACTTGTAAAAATGTGTTTGCACTCTGAGTTGGTGTTGGAGATTGATCTATTTGTTCTGTAATCTGTATATCAAAAACTAATCCGTTATTCTGGTCTGAATATACAGGCTTGTCTGTACCTGAAGAATCCTGTTTTGCTATGTAAATTCTATATAATCCTGCTGTGACATTTCTTAAATCGCCCTCATCTAAGACCAATTTAACTTGACCTACATTACTAGTATGCTCTAAAAGTTTATAGAACAAACGTCTTTTAGTTGTAGGATTTATAAGATACGCACTTAAGGTATCACTAAAAACATTTTGTAATTTTCTATCTCTGTTCCTAATACTGAACAGCAATTCGTTTGTTAACCCTTTATGGGCAATTAATTTTCTATTATTCATAGGTCTGTTATCCACGTATAGTCCATCCGTACCAATTACTAAATCGATATTATTATCATATAAGTATAATTTGTGGTCGTTTTGGCTCATAATAAACTCTTTATATTGTACTATTTATCAATATTTATACTAAATAGTTTTGTGGAGAAAGAAGAACTTATCAAACAAACAGAAGAACGTTATCCGTTCTTGACCGGCATCAAATATGGTGACAATGAATACATAGGTATTGTTATCAATCATGATAACAGTATACTTACATTCTACGATTTAGATAAAATTCCTAATAACGAATTAAAAAAAGATTTCTTAGAATTAGGTGAGACTTGGTGGTGGGAATCAAATAGACAATTACCAATAGATATATTTTTATTTCATGAAATGAAACCTTATAAAAATCTTTTGAGAACTTTTGTAATGAAAGATATAGAAATTATATTTGGACCTATGACATCTTTACAAAATTTAATTAAAAAGAGAATAAAAAGACGTGGTATTCAACTAGTAAGAAAAATAGACTAATCTTCACACAATAAATTTAATTGTACAATTATAGCCAAAGCATATCCATAACTATGTGACTTCTTGAAAAAGTAAGTATCATCATTTGGTTTTACCCAAACATCTTCCTCAATAACCTTCCAGTCCTTTCCCACCAAATGCCTTTTACCTGGGCGTATCATAGCAAGTATCATTGCTAGTTGTTCAAGACTTTTAGGAGGATGTTGTTTAACAATATCCCAATGATTGCTTATATGAAATAATTTTTCAACAACTTCCTTGTGTGTAAACAATTCCCACATAGGCTCAGTTGCTATTAGTTTATCAAGATGTGTTTCATCTATAATATTTTCGTATATATGATTATTAAGAAAGTCTACTTTAAACCATCCATCTTCTTCTGCTTGTTTATGATCTATTGTACTGTAACCTTCTAAAGGAAACTTAGGAATATTTTGAAAGTAGACACCAGTATTATGTTTAGTAAAGTTACTATCTTTTTCAATACTTGCAGGTGTATGATTAACTAACTTGAGAAAGTCATCTCTATTAGCCATATCGATATCTACATCAAAATCAATCTTCACTGAACAATAAACTCCACTTCATTAGTTTTTCTTTTTTAACTTTCTTGCGTTCTTCAATTTGTTCTTCACTGACAAGTCCGCTATGTTTCATAATATCAATCATACACATCACATCACCTATCTCATCTTGCAAGTTTACAAGGTCTTGTTCACTGCGATCATCTTCAAAACGAATTAGTTTACTACATGCCTGACTAAGTTCAGCACATTCTTCCATTGTTATTACTAACATTTCTTGTTTTTTATTCATTACTCTTCCTTAACAAATATACCATCTACCATACGACCTTTTCTGTCCTTGATATCATTATATGCAACATTTAAACATTCTTCTAATGTTGTGCCTTCTCTTTTAGCAATATTGATTAATATTACCAAACAATCTCCAATATCATCTTTTACGTCTGTACCTTTACAAACACTATCAGATAATTCTCCAACTTCCTGTATTAATTTTAATACTTGATCTTTACTAGTTGCACCATCAATAAGATTTCTATCAACGTGCCATTTTTCTGTCAATTCAATTAATTCGGGCATATCCCACATTTCCATTCTATTCTCCTTCATATTCCTGCAACCTCACATGCATTTTTAACTTCCGCTACTTCTTCTTTATTATTTGCAAACTGTTTCATCCAAAATGTTGCATCTATAATATGTTCTATCATTTTAACCTGTTCGTCACTAAATTTTACTAATAAGTCATCACCAGATCTACAAAGATATATCATCCAGGGAGATATTTTAGCACTTCTTATATCATGTACTGCTCTTGCTGATGTAACCTCTTTAAAATAATCCTGCCAAGGTTTATTATTTTCTTTACCCCAACTGTCAAGATAAATGATTGTTCTTTCTAATGCCTTCATTCCAGGTTCTTTTTTTACATATACTAATAAAAATTCGTCATAAAGACTATCCTTATGCCAATCTGCTAATTTTTTACCTTCCTTTATAAGCCATTCTGCAAATTGTTCTGGATTTAAATATTCGTTTGTTACACAACTTCTACCAAACTTTACAAACCCTTCATAATATTGGCTTTTTACAAAATCTTCATAAGTTTTTGATTTAGTGGCCGCTGTGTTCATTTCATAAAACATTTGAAAAACTCTATAACCTAATCTTGTATGTGTTAAATCCTTATCTGCCATACGTCTTTTCTTAACACACATATGAACACTAAGAGTTCGTTCACTCTTAAAACTTTTTCCACACCATTTACATGTGAAATTATTTTCCAAAGATTTCTCTAATTGATTTGTCATCGTATCCGTGTGCTTCTGCTAATTCTTTAAGTTCTTCTTTACTGTTTATTTCTATTAAATTATTAATATCCTCTGATTTCATATGTGGATATATACTGTATATAAAGTCAAATACTTTATTATTTTTCTTCTTTGCATTAGGCGGTTTTAAAAAAGGATGAAATTGTACCTTACCTACTCCACATGCAGTAAATAATAACCATTGTAATTCAGGATGTTGTGGGACCTTATATTCAACTTTATGATATCTATTAAGTAATTCATTTGTCATATAGATATAATTTGCGGCATCTCTACCTTGTACACTACTGCAATATCTCATCATCATCCAGGCACTAAATGCCTTCTTTTGTTCAGCACTAAGATTAGTATAAAAATTTCTATCTTTTTTATCTATTGCCGCCATTACATCTTTTAAAGGTAGGGCTGGATTCTTTTTAGGTGACATTATTTTCCTTCAAATTCAATTAGTGTCTCAACATTATATCCTTCTTTCTCTATTATAGCACTTCCTTCTAAATCGGGCAAGTCTATAACGGCTAAAATTAAAATATTTTCTTTAGGTACTTTCCAACATTGTGCTATCAAACTTGCTAATGCCTTTGCTGTTCCGCCTGTAGCAATTAAGTCATCTACTATAACAATTTTATCTTTAGAGTTTATATCAGAA